CGTCTGCCTTGTCCTTCGGCAGGTTCACCCGTTCAGCCGCGAAGCGAACAATGTCGGTGTGATCAACGTGCCTGCGGCTCATCGCCCTCAATCCTGACTTGCTATTGACGACATAGACATGGTCTATATGTCTCTTATATAGGATTCGCCTACAAACCCGTCAAGTCTATCATGCCGAACTAGACATGAGCGAAGAAACCGAAAAAAAAGCCCCGTCCGACCTCTTCAAGGAGCGGCTCCGCGCCGCTCGCGACCTCCGCGGCTATAGCCAGGGCGTGCTGGCCGAGCGCGCCAAGATGCCGCCGACCTCGATCGCCCACTTCGAGGCCGGCTCCCGCAAACCGTCCTTCGACACACTCCGACGTCTTGCGAATGCGCTTGAGGTCACGACCGACTACCTGCTCGGTCGCGTCGACCAGCCGGAACTCACCGAAGCCGGCGATCCCCTGTTCCGCGACGTCGGCAAGCTGACCGGTCACGACCGCGAGCTGGCGAAGGATTTCCTGCAGATGCTCGCCAAGCGGAACGAGGCGCGGAAGAAAGGCGGCAATCAGTGAGGGGGAAGCGGGCCTTCAGCCTCAAGATGGCCCGTCAGACCGCAGAAGCGTTTCTGCGGAACGAGGGCATCACCAGTCTGCCCGTCGACCCCTTCGCCATCGCGGAGAGCAGGGATATTGTGGTCAAGGCCAAGCCGGACGCCGCCGAGGGGGTCTCCGGCATGCTGCTCCGCTACGGCGACACGTTCGGCATCTACTATGCCACCCACATCCCGAGCGAGGGCTTTTGGCGGTTCAGCGTCGGGCACGAGCTGGGCCATTATTTTTTAGATGGCCATATCGACCACGTGCTCCCGAAGGATGGCGAGCACGTCTCGCGCGCCGGCTTCGTGACGGCTGATCCGTTTGAGCTTGAGGCGGACCATTTCTCGGCCGGCCTGCTCATGCCACGCATTCCCTTCAAGCGCGAAATCGATCGCCACGAGCCGGGTTTGACGGCCGTGCTGGCCGCCGCCGAGACTTGCCGCACCTCGCGTACTGCGACTGCCATCCGTTACGCGGAGACGACCGCCGAGGCGGTGGCCGTGGTCGTCAGCACGGGACCGACGATCGACTATTGCTTCCTGTCGGAGGCGATGAAGTCACTGCCGCAGCTGAGGTGGCTCAAGAAGGGATCGCCGCTGCCCGCCGGCACGTTGACCTCAGCGTTGGCCTCCGACGGGCTGCGTGTTCTGGACGGCGATCGCGATGGTGACGAGATCGATGTGATGGATTGGCTGGGTGGTACCAAGTCAGTGCGCGTGAGCGAAGAGGTGCTTGGACTGGGGCGTTACGGCAAGGTGCTGACGATCCTTCACTCGAGTCACATCGGCCCCGAGAACGAGCCCGAGGAAGAGCGCGAGGAAGAAGACTTGAGGGAGAGTTGGACGCCGCGCTTTCGACGCTAACCGCGATCTTGGTAAGCGCGTCGTCGCACGCGAAAATTGCGCTCACACCGAAACGTTTGGCGACCGGATCATGCACATCACGTGCCCAGGAGATTTGAACCTGCGACTTTCAAACTATGAGCCTGAAGAGCGGTAGTTCTCCTGCTCAGCCCACGAATATGCCAGCCGCTTGGCAAGTCCGGTTACGGTTAGATCAGCCGGCGCGACACTATCGAAGAGCTCTAAGACGATCCGCGGAGACACGAATGCCAGCGGAGCCAGCAGTCGGATGTGGCGCTCGACCTTGCCTTCCCGCACGGCGATTTCGGAGAACGAACCGACCCGACCTTCGACGAGATCATCGATCCAGAGTCGGGCCTTTGCGATGGCGACGAGCAGAGCGTCGCGGGTCTCGGTGTTCAGCCTCGGGGGAGGCGAAGGCGAATGGAGGATGCCCTTGACCTCGGCTAGAACGGCTACCGACCAAGGGACGGTGATGATGGTCCGGGGCGGTACGGCGGCGTCACGGTCGTCGCTTTTAAAGGCGCTCTGTCCCTCCGGTCGATCGCTCGAGCGTACCAGATGGATCTCGAGCGCCTCTGCCTTTACGACGACGCGATCTAGCTGACGCTCGATCCGGTCTTGGTCCTCCGCCGCGGTAGTCTGCTCGCGCCCCTCGTTGGCGCGGAAATGGTCACGTAGGGCGTTGAGCACAACGCTTTCGATCTCCGGGGCCGGGACGCGGGGCACGCTGCAGCAGCGCATGGGAAACATAGTACCGGTACCGCGCGCCGCGCTTGTTCGTATGCGTTGGGGTCATGCGGTTGCCGCGGTCGTCGAAAATGCGACCGGCAAGGATTGCAGGTGAGCCTTTCAGGCGTAGTTGCCGAGCCACTGCGCTGGCCGCGAGTTTTGTCTGCACGGCTTCGAAAAGTGCCTGATCCACGATGGCCTGATGCTCGCCGCTGTGGACCTTGCCGCGATAGACTACTTCGCCGATGTAGAAGCGATTGCGCAGGAGGTGGGCGAGGGGGCCCACTCCAAAGCGTATCCCGCCACGGGTCTGGCCATTGCCGCCGACTTGGCGCTTGGTGCGAATTCCTCGATCGTCAAGATCCTGCACAAGGGCGCGGATCGATCCGACTTCAAGGTAGCGCCGAAAAATCAAGCGGACTGTCTCGGCCTCCTCGGGGATGACCAAAAGCTTCTTGTTGATGCTCGCATAGCCGAGGGGCACCGGTCCGCCGACCCATATGCCTTTGCGTTTGGAGGCAGCAATCTTGTCGCGGACTCGCTCCCCGATCACCTCGCGCTCGAATTGGGCAAACGAGAGCAGTACATTCAATGTCAACCGCCCCATGCTGCTCGTGGTGTTGAAGGACTGGGTGACCGACACGAACGACACGGAGTGCTGGTCGAATAGCTCAACCAGCTTGGCGAAATCCGCCAGCGACCGGGTCAACCGATCAACCTTGTAGACGACGATGATGTCGATTTCGCCGGAGCGGACTTCCGCAAGTAGCTTCTGCAGGGCAGGGCGGTCGAGCGAGGCACCGGAGAAGGCGCCATCGTCGTAGCGGCTGGGGATCAGGCGCCATCCCTCGTGCGCCTGGCTCTTTATGTATGCCTCGCATGCCTCGCGCTGGGCATCGAGCGAGTTGAACTCAAGGTCGAGGTTATGCTCGGTCGATTTGCGCGTGTAGATCGCGCATCGAAATAGCTTCTTTGTGCGCTCGTCCATCATCTAACCTCAGTGAGCGCGGCTCTTCTTGTCCTGCCGCCCGGACGCTCGTCGCCGGTCGACATGAATTGCCCTAGCCACACAACCGCTGCCGTCCTTCCCGTTGGCTCGGTCCGGGGCAACGCGAAGTCCGAAGAATCGGGGACCATTCCATGCGGTCCCCGTGATGGCGCGAGCAATCGTCGAGAGGCTCCCGTACGTCGTATCCCGCCAGACGAAGCCGTCGGGCATGACCGTGACGGTGTGCCGCTCGCCCCGGTATTCGCGGACGAGAACGGTACCGGCCTTGAGGCGCCGGTTGAGCTCAGCTTTCCCACCACGGGCGAGTCGGTCGAGCAGCTTGATCGTCGCTCGATCCAGTCCGCCGAATGCTTCCTCCTGAAGCCGGTACGTGATCATCCGCGCGATCAGGTCCTTGGTTAGAGCGCGCGGCGGGATGGACCCGAACGTCATCCGCCACTGCTTGCGAAGCTCATCGACGCCGAGTGAGCGGATGCGCTCAATCTCGGCCTCGATTGCTGCTGGATCGGCTCGCTGCATGTCAGGCGGCCCGGTGTCCGGGGTCTTCGGTTGTGGGCTTGGCGCCCTTGTCCGCAATGATGCGGTACCGGCGTTCGCCGTCAGTCTTCTTGGACTCGAGCGTTAGCTTGAGTTTCTTGCGCACGACGCCTGCAAAGAATCCCCGGACACTGTGCGGCTGCCATCCGGTTGCCTTCATGATCGCAGCGATCGTCGTGCCCTTAGGTTGGCTCAACATCGCAAGCACATTCGCCTGCTTGGAGTTCGAGCGTGGGCCAGCCGTCGTGGCTTTTTTGGCCGGAGCGGCCTTCCGCCGACCTTTGCCCGCGGATGTCTTGGTCTTGGCGGTGCTCTTCTTCTTCGACATAGGTATCTCCTCATCGGTTGCGACAGCATCTGGTGCCGTCACTGCCGAATCTCCGCGGAGGCCTTGTGGCGCTGGCGGGGTAGAGGAGAGGAAGCGTAGAAACGATCAGTCCTTCGAAATTCAGTTGATCTGGCGCCGCTTCCTTGGCGCTACCACAGATGCTCGGAATGCCGGGGAAGTCGAGCGAAAGCTGAACAATCTTGTGGCTCTTTTCGCCCCATTCCGATCATCTTTGGATCAGGCCGGCCGCGCGGAAGACGATTTGAAATCACTTGATCAGGGCTGTAGGGGGTTCGTATCCGAAGTCAATCGGAAGCTTGAGACGAGTGGCCGCAGTGCGCGCCGGGTCACCAGGGCCGACCCGTGACCCAGCCCCAGTATTGGTCTCGGGCCATTCCCTCAACAAATCTGCCAAACCCTTCAAGGCTCTTGTCATCCCAGCGATACGCCTGAATTTGATAGCCGAGAGCCTGACTGATGCTGTCGATTTGGTCATTATGGGGTGAGGCGGGGAAAGCAAGCAATTCTCTCTCCAAATCATCAAGCCATGGGGCGTGTTGCGGAAACAAGACCTGCCCCGTTGCAAATTTTGCGGACTGGACCGACATGCGGGTTTGTTTGTCGTGCTCCACTCTTACCGGAATCACCGTGAAGCCGTGATTTCGGAGTTCTGACACCAATGCCGGACCTACTCCTGTCTCTTCAATCAGAATTGTGGTGGGGCGCTGAGTTTGTGCAAGCACGACCGCCTGCGCTTTGAGCGTGGGGTAATCGAAATGTCCCCTTATGACGTCGGCGAGATAATATTTGCCTTGGATAACGCGCCATGTGGTGCAAACAGAGAAGTGATTTTCTTCTCCGGCCTTCGAGGCAGTATCCCAGGACTGAAGGACGTGCATTGATGAGGTGCGTGCCGGCAGGATCTCGTATCGCCGCACCCACTCTCGCTTGATCATATTGCCGCCCGGGGGGACGGGAGCCTGCTGATACTGCGCAGCAAAATTATCGGCGCCCAGTTCGGCACGCATGTACTTCAAAACCTCCAGCGGTTCTCGTTCTGGGTGCAGGAGATCGTTGAGTTTACGATGGTGGTAGCGCTGTTCCCCGATCTGGATCCGCTCGTCGCACTCCGTGATTGCGGCCAGTTTCAGTATCGTCCAGTTATCCGAACCCTGTAAGAGCTTGCCCGTGAGATCATTGAGGTGGAGGCGCTGCATCACGACTATGATTGCCCCGGTTTGCTTGTCGTCGAGGCGAGACAGGAGCGTGTTGCTGAACCAGGTATTGGTACTCTCGCGCTTACTGTCCGACAGCGCATCCTGCGGCTTTAATGGATCATCGACGATTAAGATGCCGGCTCCACGTCCAGTCAGCGTTCCGCCGACGGAGGTCGCCAACCGATAACCGTGGCGAGTTGTTGCGATCTCCGTTTCGGTGTTTTTGTTTCGCGAAACACGCGTACTGGGAAACAGGCGCTGATACCAGGCAGATAGCAGGACGGCACGGCAATCATTGCCAAGTTTGGTGGCAAGTTCCGACCCGTAGCTCACAACGATCAAGCGTTTACCGGGCTCGTGGCCGAGGACAAAGGCGGGAAATGCGACCGAGCAGATGATCGATTTGAGAGAACGCGGGGGCATATTGACGATCAGTCGCCGGATCTTTCCCATACGAACGAGCTCGAGATGATAGGCGAGCGCCTCGACATGCCAGTTCGGCTGAAACGCGGCCCCGGGATTGAGCGCCAAGAAGCAGCGCCTCACGAAGGCGTAAAAGTCAGTTCGCAAGATCGCATTCAGTAAAGCGCGCTCCGTATCATTCATAACTTTTTCCTCTTGCCCCTGAATTGGGCTTCGAACCGCCGAACGAAATCATCGAGCACCTCCCGATCATCATGGCTGATATCATGACCCGGCTGAGACTCGCCCTCCTGAGGCCCCGCATAGCGATCGAACAGAAAAGCAGCGGATTTGGTGTTGCCTTTTAACGCATCTTCGGTGAACCGCAGAAGTATCGCTTCGAAGATGGTGATCTTGCGCGGCCTTCCGCCTTCGCGGATGTCAATTTTTCGATTGAGAAGGTCGCGTAGGATCGCTGTCTCATTCTTGGCGCCCTTGCGCCGTCCTCGGGGGTTTCCGCTTTGGCCCGGTTTGAACTGGTGCGCCCGAGGCGGCTTGCCATAGCCGATTTCATCGACAGCACTATTTGGTGATTTGCCGCGATAACCCCTCGTTATGGCGCGCGCCTTCATGGGTTTCATCTGCACCCGTCCGTCTTCATTGCACATCGTGCAGCGGCCACCTCCGCAAATGTTTCGTTCGTATCGACCAGAACCGCATCGCGCTTGCTGAAAGCTTGCCAGCGCCGGACCGCGGCATCGACATAAGTTGGGTCAATCTCGATGCCGTACCCGCGGCGACCGATACGCTCGGCCGCCATGATGGTCGTGCCGAAGCCAATGAACGGGTCGAGCACAATGTCGCCGCGTCGAGAGCAGTCGCGCAACGCCTCGGCAACAAGCGCAGCAGGCTTCACAGTCGGATGCGCGGCGAGATCGTCCATTCGTCCTGCGCGGAACGCGTTCACCCCTGCGAAAGTCCACACGTTGGATCTGTTGCGTCCGTGTTGGCCGAGTTGGACATTGTTGATGTGCGGGGCGGACCCTGACTTGTAAACGAAGATGAATTCGTGCTGCGACCGATAAAAACTGCCTTGGCCAGCATTTGTCTTCACCCAAACCACTACATTTTTTAGCTCTGAATATACCTTTGTGCCCGCTGTCAGGAGTTCGCCTATATGGCGCCAATCGACGAAAATAAAGTGGATAGCTCCATCAACTGAATGTTTAGCGGCGAGCGATAACGAGATCCGCAGGAAATCCGTGTACTGCGCTGGTGACATTTCTCCGCAAGCTTGAACGAAATTTCTGTGCTTGATGCTGCCGCGGCCTTGAACACTTCTGATAGGTACGTTGTAGGGCGGGTCCGTGAATCCCATCGTTGCGGACTCAGGGCCCATAAGGCGCCGGAAGTCCGCAGCGGACTGGGCATCGCCGCACAGGAGCTTGTGAGGGCCGAGTTCCCATAGATCGCCAGTCTTGCTAACTGCTCGCTTTTTTTTCGGTGGCAACTCGTCGGTTGGATCGAGTTCCGGGTCCACGAAGTCATCAAACAGGCTGTCGATCTCAGCCGCCCCGAAACCAGTTATTTCCAGGTCAAGATCGCACTCGGGAAGCAGATCGGAGAGTTCGCCCAGTTCAGCGGCGAGGATGGCGCGATCCCAGCCCGCGTTGGCTGCGATTTTATTATCGGCCAGGGCTAAGGCCCGCTTTTCCGCTTCATTCAGTCCCGTCATCACGATCACGGGCACATTCCTTAGCCCCAGTTGCTCGGCGGCCTTGAACCGGCCGGACCCGGCGATGATTCGTCGGTTTTCATCGGTAAGGATTGGATAAGTCCACCCAAAATGGCGAATGCTATTGGCAATTTGCCCAATCTGCCGCTTCGAATGGGTTCGCGTGTTACGGGATGGGGGCTGGAGGTTGGTCACGTCCGCAAGTTCGACGGGTGGCGGCAATTTTGGAATCCTCGCGCCCTTTGATGTGAGGGGTTCGGAGATTTGTTTTGGCGTGCCAGCGCGCTTCTGGCGGCTCACCGGAGTTCGGCTGGACTTTGCCAAGCTGGATCGTTTCGCTTTTCGAGGCATTGCTCATCCGCCCCGTCGGGGTCGCACCAGGCGCGACACGATCGGACGAGTAGAAGTGAACTTCGGATTGGAAAAAACCAGCTGGGGGGAATTTCGCAAAAACTTTTTTATCCTCTGGGACGACCTGGCTGATCCCAGCGGGCGCGCGTGACTTTAATGCCCTCGCGCCAGCAATAATCGAAGCTTTCCACGGTTACCCGAAATCGCTGCCGGCACGTGCGCTCTAATTGAGTTTTCGTACTGCTAGGGCGATCGGGCGTGGCCTGCATTTGCTCCAACAAATATCGGTAACAGTCGCGCTCTGCCGCGTTCTTCGGGAACCGCCTTACGACAGTGCGGAGTTCGGTCAGATCTGGCGTGCCACACTCAGGCTGGCTCGTTTCCAAACTTGTGGCAAAAAGTGAAGTGGAA